AACGATGGTTCAGCTGCATTCGAAGGCGCAATCTGTACCCAAGGGAGAGCTTCAGCTCACGCTGACGTTTCACCCGAAAACAAACCGCAAGCGCGACATCGATAACCTGATCGCTCAGATGAAAGCCGGGCTCGATGGCGTTGCTGACGCACTAAAAATCGATGACTCCAGGTTCCGGAAAGTCTCCGGCACACTAGGGTCACAAGAATCACCAGGTAAGGTGGAGGTGGAAATTGAATCCCTTTGATCGCATCAAGCAAAAAATCAGCTGCATGTCCCGCAAACTCACGTTCCTTCGGGCGCAAATGACATCACGAGAACTGCAGCACGAGATCGATATACTCATCCAGGAATGCAACTATGTCCGAGCAGAAACCGAAAAAAAAGCAGGTTCACAAACTGACTCCTAAGCAGGAAGGATTCGCCCAGGACTACATCCTGACCGGGTCCGCTTCTGAGGCATACCGCCGGAATTACGACGTGAAAACAGACAACCTGGACAGCATCCACCGCCAGGCACATGAGGTCCTGTCAAACCTCAAGGTGGCATCAAGGATTCAAGAATTACAGCGAAAGATTGAACGTAAATATGAAGTTACGGCCGAAAGCATTGCGAAAGAAGCAGATGAAGATCGCGCTTTAGCCAGGGAATTAGGCCAGCCATCAGCTGCAGTCGCGGCGCTCAACCTCAAGGCCAGACTGTTCGGCCTGGACAAGCAGGTGGTGAGCAATGATCCGGACAATCCGATGCCGACGCTGATCAATGTGGAGATCGTCCGCAAGTGACCGCGCTCAAAATTCAGATCACGGAAGACTTCGAGCCATTCCTGCATCCGAAGCGTTACAAGATCGCCTACGGCGGCCGTGGTTCAGGCAAGTCCTGGGCAATCGCGCAGCTGCTGATCATGCTGGCGTACAAGCAGAAGACCAGGGTGCTCTGCGCTCGTGAGATCCAACGCTCGATTGGCGACTCGGTCATCCAGCTGCTGTCCGACACCATCGATCGCATGGGGCTTTCGTTCTTTTTCGACGTGCAGAAGACGCAGATCCTGGCGAAGAATGGGTCCAGGTTTATCTTCGAGGGGCTGCGGGCCAACATCACCAAGATCAAATCGATGGAAGGCATCGACCGGGTCTGGGTCGAAGAAGCCGAGAGCGTGACGTCAACGTCCTGGGACACGCTGATCCCGACGATCCGCAAGTCCGGGTCCGAGATCTGGGTCAGTTTCAATCCCAGGGATGAGCTCGATGCCACCTACCAGCGTTTCGTGCTCAACCCGCCGCCAGAATCCTACGTCGTCAAGGTCAACTACTCAGACAATCCCTGGTTCCCGGAGGAGCTGGAGAAGGAACGGCTGCACTTGCAGTCCCTGGATACCGACCTGTACCGCCATATCTGGGAAGGCGAATGCCTGCAGAATCACCAGGGCGCGTACTACGCCAAGCAGATCGAGAATGCCAGGGCCGATGGCCGCATTGGGCGGGTGCCGCTCGAATCGACGCTGCCGGTCCACACGTTCTGGGACCTGGGTATCGCCGATGCTACTGCGATCTGGCTGGTGCAACAGGCTGGCCAGGAGCTGCGCGTCGTCGGTTACTACGAAAACAACAACGAAGGGCTGCAGCACTACGTCAACTGGCTGCATGACTTCCGCGACCGGCACTCGATCACCTACGGAGATCACTGGGCGCCGCATGACATCCAGGTTCGCGAGCTGACTACCGGCAAAACCCGAAAGGACCAGGCGCGCCAGATGGGAATCAACTTCCGCGTGACGCCCAACATCCCGCTGGCCGATGGCATCGAGGCGTCCAGGCGGATTATCCCGCGCTGTTGGTTCGACCAGGAACGATGCGCCGATGGTCTGCGCGCGCTGTCGTACTACCGCACCGAATACGACGAGGAAAAGCGCGTGTTCAAGGACCGGCCGCTGCACGACTGGAGCTCGCATGGCGCTGACGCATTCCGCTACTTCGCGGTTGCCTGGCGTGACAAGCGTGACGAAAGCTTGACCAAACCTGTCCGCATGCAGCAAGACTGGTCGATCTTCTAGTGGCCTGGCTGAAACCGAAACAGCGCGATTCACTTCTGGATCGCTGGGATCACGTCAAGGTCGATTGGTTTATCGTGTTTGAGCATGGCGATATGCCCTGGCGATTGGCCAAGCTGCTGCAACCAGGCTTCAGGCATTGCTACGCGCTGCGCTGGGATGGATTTAATTGGATTGGGTTTTATCCGCACCTGGGTTACACCGAGGTCGAAATACTGCCGCACCAGACCCTGAATGTTTTTGATGTTGTCGGATACGGATATAGTGCTATTATCCACGCCAATGCCTGGCAGAAGGTGGGGAAAATACGCCAGCCCTGGCCGACTTTCTTTACCTGCGTCGAGCAGATAAAAGCGCTGCTGGGAATCAAGGCGCCATTTGTCTTTACGCCCTGGCAACTGTTTAACCGTTTAAGAGGAAAGCACCATGGGTGGAGTATTCTCAAAGCCGAAAGCACCGGAGAAATCTGAGGAACAACTCAAGGCTGAAAAGGCACAAGCAGCTGAGCTTGATCGTCTGTCTGCCAAGGAAGAATCACAAAAGATGGCGATGGCACGTCGTCGTCGCGGTCGCGCATCGCTGATTTCTGGCGAAGAAACTGGTGTTAAGACCACGTTGGGCTAAGTTATGAAATTCAAAATCCCGGATGAGCTGGGTGATGTCAAAGAGCTGATCAAGCGCTTCGATGTTGCCAAGCAAAAGAAAGATCCCTGGACCACTCACCTCCGGGAATGTTACGAATTTGCTCTGCCGCAACGTGAAATCTTCAACCTGTATTCACCAGGTCAGAAGAAAAACACCGATATTTTTGATTCGACTGCGGTCATTGGCGCGCAAAAGTTCGCCAGCCGCCTGCAGGCAACCCTGGTTCCGCCCTGGCGTCGGTTCTCATTGCTGACACCAGGCTCGGAAGTACCAAAAAAAGAGCGCGAGGAAGTCCAAAAAGGTCTGGACGAGGTCAACGAAGTTTTATTCGATCACATCAATCATTCAAATTTCGCGACGCAAGCGCACGAAGCGTTCCTGGATTTGTCTGTTTCCACTGGTGTGCTGACCCTTGAACAGTCCGACAGTGACGAATCGTTGCTCGACTTTAATGCTGCACCCCTAGCCGAGGTTTACCCGGAAGAAGGACCGCGCGGCACCATTGAAACGGTCTGGCGTGAGCATGAAGTACCTGCGCGTCACGTCGATCGTCTTTGGCCTGGCTCTGAAATGTCGGAGCAGACCAAGAAAAAAGCGAGCGAAAGCCCAGACAGCAAGATCAAATTGATCGAAGGCACGATCTTCGCGCCGAAGTCTGGCATGTACTACCAGTGCGTCATCGAGCGCGACACCAAGCACCTGGTATTTACCCAGGAATACGAAGTTTCGCCCTGGATTGTGTTCCGCGAAATGGTTGTACCTGGTGAAGTCCTGGGCCGCGGCCGCATCATGCAAGTTCTGCCGGACATCAAGACCTGCAACAAGGTTGTTGAGTTCGTGCTGCGCAATGCTGCGCTGTCGATCGCTGGCGTGTACACCGCCCAGGACGATGGCGTCATCAACCCATACACCCTGCAGATCGCGCCTGGTGTTGTGATCCCGGTCGGGTCCAATGACAACACCAATCCGACACTGCGCGCCCTGGATCGTGCTGGCGATTTCAACGTCAGCGAGCTGATCCTGTCGGATCTGCGTGATCGCATCAACAAAGTGCTGTTCTCTGAACCGTTTGGCGACATGAGCCAGCCGGTCAAGAGCGCAACCGAAATGTCGCTGCGCAGCCAGGAGCTGGTGATGGATGCCGGCTCTGCGTTCTCGCGTCTGCAAACTGAATTCATCGAGAAAACCATCAAGCGTTCTGTCGATATTCTGAAGCGCAACGGCAAGATCCCGGACATCCGCGTCGATGGCAAGGAAGTCACGATCAAGCACACGTCACCGTTGGCGCGCGCACAGGATCAGCAGGATCTTCTGGCCATGCAGCAGTTCATGCAAATGGGCGCCGCATTCGGTCCAGAAGTCTTTGGTCTGGGTGCCAAGGTCGAGGACATGGTTGCCTATATCGGCAAGAAGCTGGGCATCAATCAAGATCTTTTGCGCACTGAAGACGAACGCAAGCAACTCCAACAGCAGGCAGCTGAAGCAGCTGCAGCTCAACAGCAAATGGCAGCTCAACAACAGCAGGGTTAGACATGACAGAAGGCTGGACCGGCCTGGACCTTGAAAGCGATGCGATCAAGACACTCCAGGCTGAGAATGAAGCGAAGGCACGCGAGATCGCGAGCAGATTCCACGAATGTTTCCGCACCGACGCAGGACAATACGTTCTGAAGCGGCTGCGCGAAATTACTCTCGATA